ATTGTTAGTTTGTGCTTGTATTCTCCGTATGTTTTACCAGATGTAAAGGACATACTTGTACTACCATCGTTTCCAGTACCTTCACCGACTAGTGTACGGCCTTGACCGAACTGTTCCCAAGTTCCACCCAAGAATGCTCCTGGGTTCTTTTTATCGTATGTGATATAGACTGCACCAACTGGGAATATCTTATTTAAGAACATAGGAGCTACAATATCACCTAATACGGTTAGTGTATCTTTTTGGTTTCCATCTTGACCGAAGAACGTTAATGATCTTCCATCTTTACCAAAGTTAATTAACGAATAAGTAGGTGCTACTGTAAAGATTTGCCATGAGTAGTCATTCATGAACTTATCCTTAACACCGAATGCCACTTCATAAGAATTTGTTGCGGATGTAAATAAATTACCTGCTTTATAGTCTTGTTCCAACGTGTAATTGTTATCCCATGAATTAATCTTTTTCCATGCAGTAGCTCCACTAGCTCGATATTGGATATAAAATGATGTTACGTTCTTATTACTTAAACTAGTAAATCCAACTTTGAAGTGTAGTAAAGCATACGTTCCACTTGCTTCATCTATTGTATAACTTGAGTTAGCACGTTTTGCAGTTACATTCGTTAATTTTGGTGAACTATATGCAGATACAGTTACCTTTCCACTGACTTGTGAACTACGACCACGTGAATCATAGATTGTTGTCGTATAGCTAATACTTCCACTGCCTTGTACAATACCAGTTGTAAATGAACTACCATTGTATGTTTGTCCTTCAAATTTGGTTGATACAGATGTAACAGTTGAACCTTGCGCACCACTGTAAGTTATTGCGAACTTCAGTCTAGACTGTGACTGAACTATCTGCCCAATTCCTGCACATACAGAATTTGCATCTGTTACTTTGATACTGTCAACCGAAGGAACTACACCACTTCTGACTTTGATAGTTGCATTTACCGATTTAGAGCCAACTGACGTTGAATCACTGAATGTTTCTAAGGTAAATGTTGCGATACCACTTGTCGAGTTAGGCAAATCCTTTTCCCATGCGGTAGGAATCGTATAAGAAAAAGTGGGTGTTAATGTCCCACTTATCGTTGTTAATTCACTTGTTTTACCATTCCATGTTGCATAGATTTTATGCGTAAAGTTCTTTGAAGCACTCGAACCATTAATATTAATAGTGTTACCACATTCAATACTAGGGCTATCAATAGATATGCTTGATGCTCTTGGAATAGTTGTCAATTTAACTGTACCACTGCAAGAACCAGTAATAGGTGCATAATATCCAGGGTTACTTCCACTGAAAGATGCACTTGCCGAAATTGTTTTTGAACCATCTGCATCATGCGAAATAGTTACAGTTCCACTTTTTACACCGACAAGAGTTCCAGCTGGAACATTAGGTGTAAAGCTTTGATCTAACACTTGAGTACCATTCACGGATACTTTAAATGTTTCTGGAATTCCATTGTGTGTATGGTACTGCGTATTAGATCGAATACCAACCCACCACTCTACATATGATGTGTTGTTTTCAACAGAATAAGATGTTTCATTGATTCGTAATATTAACGAGTATTTATCCCACTGACCACTACCAATTTGTATTCCACCACTAAATTCTGCCATTTAATCACCCTACTTTCTTGAAGTCTAGCGAGCCATTTGCTCTTGGCACAAATCCAAATGAACCAACTTTTAAAGACTGCGTGAATTGTCCATCTGTGATGTACATTGTTTGATCGTTTATATATGTTACCTTTGCACCATTCTTTTGAATCGACCATTCTTGGTTTGTAATCTTAGTTTTAAATGCACTGTCTGATTTACCTAAAGTCAATGCATCGTTATCAAAAGACATATAACTGTTTACATTGTCAGTGGTTTGTTTCAAACCATCTAATCTTCCATTTACGCTATTTATTTGTCCGTTCAATTCATTCTTTGCATCTGAAACATTCTGATTAATTTCCCATTTGAACTCATTTTTTGTTTGAGTAAACTGACTTGATACAGTATTTTGATAATGCTCAAATGCAGAATTTGATACATAAGTTTCAGAAACCTTTGAAGTAATTTCATTTGCTTTAGCCTCAATTGCAGACTGTCGCGTAGTACGTTCTGTATTTATTGCTTCATCTACATCTTCAGGAGCTGGAGTCCAGTCTGTGGCTTTGTTGCCTTCTTCAAGCTTTTCCCATTTAACTGAAACTGTTCCTTTTCCAAAATCACTAAACATTCTCGGAATAATTACTGAGCGTGCACTATTTCCGCCTTTTGGAATTGTGTATGTAACCCAATATTTTGTTAAAACAGTTGACAAAGTAAAATCACATTGTCCATCACTATTACCACTAACTTGTCCTTGGCTACCCACACAATGAGTAATATTTGATGGACTGTAAAAGTGTACTCGTATTACATCTCCTGCTACAGTTGACTTAGCCCAAAATGACAATGTATAAGTATCTCCATTTAAAGGAATAGAAGTAACCCAATTACATTGATCAACATAATTAGATGAAGGATATGAATATGTTTGTTCTACACTATGACTATTTTTTAATAAATTCCTACCGCCAACTTGAATCCCTTCAGGGGTTGAACCAACAGAATATGAAGTACTCTGAGTGTTATCACTATAAGTAATTACTGTCCTAGTCCATAAATATGGCTTATCTGCAGTAGTCTTTGGAGGAGTAGATGACCATGTACCAGTCGGAGTTGACGTACCATTTGACCATATTTGATAAGTAACTGATGTAGACTTAATGCCTTTTCCATCGTTACCTTTAACTCCCTGTGGTCCAGTAGCACCTTGTACACCTTGTGGTCCTTGAATACCTTGAGGGCCTCTTTCACCAGTATCTCCTTTTATTCCCTGAGGGCCTTGAGTACCTGTCTCACCTTTTAAACCTTGTGGCCCTTGAGGTCCTGTTTGTCCGATTTCGCCTTTTTCACCTTTCGCACCATTCACGCCCATACGAGCTACAGAATATCCAACGGTAGGATTTCCACTAGTATAGTTAGTTGTTGTTTTAGTCCATAAATATGAACCTTGAGCAACAGATGGAATTGTAGTGGACCATGTACCAGTAGGTACAGTAGTTCCAGATGTAGAAGCTTGGTATTCAACGGTTGTACTTGCCACGCCTCGTCCGTCGAACTCACCACTATTAGCACGATCAGTTAAACTATTAGCTTTATTTAATGCACTTGATGCCTTACTGTTTGCATTATCTGCTACTCCTTTAATCTTGGTAACAGATGTAGCTTGCAATTTAATCGCATTTGCATTTTGTTCAATTTTAGTTGTATTTGAAGTAACTTTATTCGTTAGTTCTGCAAGTTCTTTCTGAGCTTGTTCTGCTTTTTGCTTTGCATCATCCGCCGCTCCTTGAGCTGCCTTTGCATTATTGATTGCCGTAGTTGCGTTGCCTTGAGCCTTAGTTGCATCAGACTGAGCTTTCTGTACTGCAGATTCTGCGTTTGTTAAACGTGTTTGAGCTTTTGTGATTTCGCTCTCAGTCGCATCAACACGCCCTGTGACTGTTTCTAAATTAGCTTTTGCATCTGCCAATTCTTTATTAGCATTGTCTAAGTTAGTTTGAGCACTATCTGCTTTTTTCTTCGCTTGGTCTGCTAGAGTTTGAGCGCTCTGAGCATTACCTAAAGCTTTATCCGCTTGAGTTTGAGCATCCGTTGCTTTTTTAGTCGCATCAGTAATATCTTTCTTAGCTTGAGTTGTATCAGACTGCAGCTTTTCAATCGAGCTTGCTTGAGTCGTGATTGAATCGGCATTTTGTTTAATCTTGGTATTTAAACTACCTTCAATGCTTGTTAAATCACTCTTAGAAGCATAAGTTTCTGATACAGTAGTCGACAATTCACCAACTTTCTTTTCAATTTCTGTTGTAACATCTGCATGAATAGATTTTGATTCAGTAGTTAAATCAACTTTTGTAGCGTATGTTTCTTTTACTGTATCGATTTCACTTGCGTTTGTGTTGGCTTTATCCACTGCATCTTGAATCTGTTGCTTTGAATCAGTGATATCACCTTTAATAGCATCAATCTGTTGTTGAGCTTTACCAGTGCTTGTATTTGCATCTTGTGCTAATTTCACTGCATCTTCAGATTGTTTGTTAGCAGTACTTGCTAATCCATTTGCACTAGTTGCAAGCTTTTCAGCATCTTCTGCTTTGCCAAGTGCTTCTTTTGATTGCACATTTGCTTGAGATACTTGAGTATGAATCTCACCGATTTTCGCATCAATCTCATTCCATGTGTTGTCAAATATAGCTTTTGTATACTTAATTTCACTAGGATTAGCATACGTACATTTCCAACGTTTCCATAGGAACTTATCACTTTGATAAACCACATTTCCAACGAACCATTCACCACCAATTAATTCGGTTTGTGATGTTGAATAATAGAATTGTTCTTCGGCACTCACAAATGACTGACCATCTTCCCCTTTAATTGCACTCCATCGGTATTTGGTTGGGTCATCACTGCCATATTGCTTTGAGTCAGAATACTGACCAATAAATTTACGATTTGAGTCTGTCAAACTGAAATCAACACGTCCATCTGAACTATTGGCATAGGCAATATGCACATATGCGCTTGTTCCATTCTGACCGTCTTGTAGTCGCATTACAGTGACTTCTGCACTTGCTTTAAGTATTTCACCACTCATTGCTTTAAATCGGTATACGGCCTTTTCTGTGAAATCTGAAGCATTGACTATGATTGTTTGACTCGTTGATAATTGCTCATCATCTTTATACCAAATAATTGAATACTTAGATGTAATATCAACACCATCATCCTTTACCAATGCAGTCAATTTAGTTGAATCTGAATCAGTCTTAAACAAAACTCCATTCGTTGATACGATTGAACCCTCATAGATTTTCTTCAACTCAATCATCTTGTTCATTTCTGAAATAAGGGCCGAACTAATCTGTGATTGCTTTTCTTCAAAGTTGTCAAAGATTGTCTTGCACTTTTCTGTATCCGTAAAACAAATCTCTTGTTCGGTGATTCTAGCCTCTAAATACAATGTAGGACTATACTCTGCATCTTCAATCGTGAATGTATCACCTATTTCTGCATCAATATATGCATCTACATCATACGTAACTTTAGGAACACAATTCTTTTTCAACTGAGCCAACGCTTGACCGTATAATGTCTCAACGTTTTCAGTTTCATAAGACCACACTAGCACTGCATACATATCATTTGAATGATTTGTTAATAACGTACTAGGAAATCTATCTCTAGATTGAGGTGCAAGTATATTGTTACCTTGAACTTTATACAAAATATTTCCATTTGAATCTTTTACAACACGGCCACTAATCGAGTTAAGTTGTAACCCATTATTACCCGTAGGTCTGATACCTGTATACAACTCTGTAATATCACTTGTTTTAGTGATTCCGTAAACATCATTAGGATATCTTAAGATCGTGCTACGCTTATCACTTCCCATTCCTTGAACGGAATCTGAATGAGCTCTGTAAATATTCAACACAAAGTTCTTCAAAGAATAATCGTCATTCAATTGAGTTACGAACTCTAATTCTGCATCAAATACATTTGCGATTGAATACAATCGAGCTAGTACAGTATCACTTCCAGTCCACTCATGTGTGATACGTTTGTCTGATACTTCATTCTTGCCGATAACAAATGATTGCTCAAATCCATACGCATTTACATATTCGGCAAATGACATCGCTCTAGGCGCTTTATATGCATCTACATATTCATTCGTTAATTCAAGGCAAAGACCATAGGCGGTAACGTTTGTCGTGTTACCACCTTTTTCTACGTTCATGATAGTTAAGTAGTAGCCTTTGTTTTTTCTTGTAAAGCTCAGTTTATTTCCTTCTACTAAAAAGGCTGCATCATCATGTGCAGTCAATGTTGTAAATTCAAATGTATATGCCGAGCCTTTCAAGTATGTATGCAAGGTTTCATCAAAGTAATGCATTGCGCTAGGTACTGTATTGTCTAAAAAAGCTAGAACCTTATCGTAAGGAGTTAATACTGCTATTCTTATTTGTTCCATTATAACCATGCCTCCCTTATTCTAGCTTTCACTGTCGGCTTCGATTTTGACCAACTTGAGCACGTAGTCTTTATCTCTGTAGTTCCTACTGGTGCTTTAAAATACTTAGTTCCTAAAACCTCATCTTGAGGTCTAGACATTCCGTTTACATAAACGTGTGATGACTTACCATCAATTGTAATTTTCGTACCATTAGGATATCTATTAGGAATATCTCTCCATTTTGATACATTGTTTTTCGTGAAGTTGATTACATCAAAGCCCATCATACTCATTAGTTGATTACCGCCTCTGTTACCCCATTGCTTGAATGCAATCTGAATTTTGGCGCACTTCATATTTGCAATCTCTGGAATGTAATAGTTGTAATATCCTCCCCAGTAGAAGAATCGGATGTTTCCGCCTTCTTTCAAGATATCGCAATGTCCCCAATTCCAAAACCATGGATTTTGAGATTGTAAATGAGAAGTAGTATATGAGAAGTTTCTTAACATTTTACCATTCGCCCAAAACTCATAATGTCCTGTATTGCCTACTGTATCTGTCTTGTACCAGTTACAACCGCAAATCAATTTATTGTCTGCGGTTAAGAAGTTGATACACATCTCACCAGTTTGACCCATCAAACTCGCATAGAATATCAAGTGAAAATAACAATAGAAGTTCTGAGATCCACTTGAATCTCCGTTTGAATCTGCAGGTATTACCAACGTTCTTAATCCACCACTAGCATTCCCTTTTTTAGCTCCGACTGTTCCAAAGCCTAGAAAGTTTTGACCAAACCAACTTTTTTTAGCGCAAGTTCCATTAGCACCGTACTGTGGATGCATTATATCCGTTCCACCAGTGTCATCTGCACAATTGTAAAAGTTGTTGATGCTAACTAAATGTTCACTCTGTTGATATGATTCAGAATCTAATTCTTCAATTTTGCCATACTGCATGACACCTTCAGTTGATACGATACCAATATATCCGGTTTCAGATGTTGTCTGAACCTCATAATCAATACTTACAGGTACAGTTCCTTCATTGACAATGTTTAACACTCCATCAGTATCAGTAAATTCTTTTTCTGTGGTTGAATATTTGCATGGGTCTGAGCAATAGATTTCGATTTCACCGATCACGTTATTACTTCCGCCATCAACTTGTGTGTTAGATGTCTTAGTTCCAATGAAATACTTGTCGCTTTCATCATTAAAAATGACTTTTACTTGTTCGCCACTCAACAATTTATTCATCTTGTTGTAAGCTTCTCGAAATTCTCTGCTTCCTCTAGCTCTCAACTGATATTTAACAGTAATCGTTCTTGCAGGAGTTGTTTTATATCTGTAATAAGAACCATCCATTCCATCAATTTCAGTATGTTTTACTTCTGATTCCATCAACTCACGTCCTGTTACAGAAAGTGTACGATATCCATCTATTTCATTTTCTAAATATACGCCATTATATGACATGGCTTCTGTCGGTAGATTAGTACCGACGATGCCACTATTTACTGTATTTACGAATGCATACATTATCTGTTACCTCGCAATCTCTCGTTAAGCTTTGAGTTTCTGTTAATCTCATTCTGATTTGCTCTATATGTTGCACGTGCAAATTCACGATCATTAATGTAAAGTGGTGTTTCAACCGTTAATTGAGCGTTGCTAGTGTAATCGTATTCTGCATTCATATCACTCACAACACCTCCAAAAGCCATTTTAGGAGTGCTCATTAGTGGAAGGTATAATAACTTCTCTGCAGCTCTTTTTACGTCAGAATACATGGATTCAAGACCTAGAACATAGCCTTTTCCAGTCCACATACCATCTTTCTTAGTAACTTTAGACGGAGAACCGATTTTCGCTTTAGCTTGAATTGCGGCATCCGCAGCAGCTGCTAAACTAGCGGCCGCTGCTCTAACAGCACCTTCACTAGCTCTTAAACCATTTGCCAATCCTTGACCAATCATCTGACCACAATATTGTGCTTTTGACTGACACGCATTGAATGCACTGATTATGTTATTGCATGAAGATCGTGCTATTGACACACTTCTTGATAAACTTCCTTTAAGTCCTGATGTAAATTTAGTACCCATCGCGGTTCCTGATGTTGAAGCTTTTGCTTCTGTTGCAGTCATTGCACTTGTAATACTGTTTAAAGAACTTGATACCATTGCCGAAGTACTAGCGAATGTAGTACCTACCATAGCAATAGCTGTTACTAGCGCCATCATCTGTGTTCCTGCATCACCAATACCACTCGATGCGGCGGCAATTGCTCCAACACCTGTCGCAACTGCTCCTAGTGATGCTGCCATGTCTAATAAATTCAAACCTGTAATGATTTGTATTCCTTTAGCTAATTCTTTAAATCCTTCTCCTGCGTTCAATGCAGATTGCCCAATAGATTTAATCACTCCGGATACTGAGTTTAAGATTCCACTTACTGTTTCTCCAAATGATGTAATTACACCACTGATACCTTCAAATACTTCTTTGATAACAGGTCCAAACGCAGAAACAACATCCGCAACTCCCTGAAGAACCATTTGCAAGCCTTCACCTTGTGATCCAACCAATGCCATTGCAGCACCAGTTGCAAGAATAGCCGCTGCCAACGCAAGCCATGTAGTAGGTGGCACCATTGCGATTGCAGTTCCTAATCCTGTAAATGCAGTTGCTAAACCTTGTCCAATACCTTGCGCTACCGTACTGATTGCAGTACCTAACGATTCAATAACTGTTCCGACTCCTTCCAAAGCCGATTTAATGCCTTGTCCGATACCTTGAAAAGCAGTACTAATTGCTTCTCCTAGACCCGTTATAATTCCTTTTACACCTTCACATACCGAAGAAATAACATTTGATATTCCTTCAAATGCAGAATTAATAATCTGTGCAGCTTTAGATGTTTTCTGCGCAGTTCGCATTGTTGCATCACCAATACCATCACTTGGAGTACCATTTTGCGGTAATTGTCCAGGTATTTCTTGAGTTGGCTTTTCTCCTAATCCTCTGATTTTGTCAATAATTGATTTTAACTTTGAATATCCACCTTTAGCCGTGCCAACGACACCACTAATCATAGTAGATACTTTGCTACCGACTTTGATCGCAACAAATGCTCCTGCCAATAATTTGACTGCACTTGCAAATCTCTTAACATCTTCCGTTTTAAGATTTGCTATGAAATCTGCAATTTTGCCAGTTACATCTTCTACTTTTGTAATGATATTTCCAATGTCTTGTCCTAACTGCTCAAAGACTTTACTGTCTTGCAACTTATCCATTACATTTCCAATAGCATCTTTGACTTTGTCGAACAATGTAATTGCGTTTTGGACTGCATCTGTCTTCATAAATCCATCATAGAATTGTTGGACCATAGCTTTAGCATTGTTTGCTCTATCTGCAAGCCAATCCATAGCTTTTGATACATTCTCCAAGACTCCAGGCTTGAAGTCCCATGTCAAACCATCATCCTTGGATTCCATGATTGAATTTCTAAAGTCATAGATTTTAGATTTAATCTTTTCTAGATTATCAACTAATCCACCCATGGCTTTTGACTTCAACATGTTATTCATTGCAGACAAGAACCCTTGTTCTAAGTTTTGTACTGCACTCTTGATGTTAGTCATAGAAGTTTTAACACCTTTAGAAGCTTCTAATGCAGTTTCTGCAAATCCACCGGTTTCAGTATCACATTCAATCATTGCATCATTAAACTGATCAAATGTAATCGTTCCATTCTGTAATGCATCATACAATTCATTTGCATTACCACTTGTAATACCTAGTTTCTTTGCAACTTTAGTTAATGCTGGTGCCATTGTTTCTTGTAAGGTTCTCCATGATTGCATATCAACTGTACCTTTAGCAAGCATCTGTGAATACTGTTGTAAACCACGTGATGCATCTTCAGAACTAGATCCACTTGCTAAAAACGCATGGTTTAATGCGATTGTAGTATCAGTTGCCTTATCGATATTACTTGTAACGGCAGCCAACGACTTAGATGTTGTTACAACATCTGCCAAGTTTGTAGGTAAGCCTTGTACTGACTGATTTAACTTTGCAACACTCTTTTGAGATTGTTCAATTGAAAATCCCAAAGACTTCATAACTTTTGGATAGGATTGCATGGTATCAAATCTATTAATAGCACCATCAAAGGATGAGCTAAGAACGTTCATCGTTGCACCAATAGCTTTAGTTATGCCGACACCTGCAACGATAGATTTAACTCTATCACCAAACGACTGACACGCTCCTATAGCTTTGTTCATGGTTGAGGTCATATTCTTATCGGTTGCCGTTAGTATGGCTTCAACACTAAAACTTTCTACCATTGTTATCCCTCCTTTTTATTTATGAACTCTGCCAACTTATCAAACTTGCTTTGTTTCTTTATCCCCATGACACGATCCAACTCTTTCTGATAGTCAAAGAACTTGCTAAATTTCGTGTATACCATTCTCTGTTTCTTGCCCACTTGCTTTTTAGCTTGTGCAGTCATATTTAGGTACGCTTGCAAATGCAGATAATACTGATCATCTACCATTTGTAGCTCTTTGGCCTTCATTAAAAGACGATATTCGTAAGGGGTAAGATTATTTACCTGATCCAAACTTTTGAAGTCTAGATATCTAAAACAAGTCAAAGCGACACGCTCATACATTTCATCAAATGTTTCGTCTATTTCTTCTCTTCTTTCTCTTCTTCCTGCATGCTCGTCATCAGTGATTTCACTTCTTTCTTGCACGCATTCGCTTGAGATAAAAAATTGATTACGTCCTCAAAAACTTTGTCGATATCTTCAACATCTTCTAAATATCTTTCAATGTCTGTTTTCTTTAAACGTGGTGTTTGTCCAATATTCATACAGAAGATACAATCGACTAATGCATCAATATCTCCATCCATGATGCTTGCGACCATAAACTTCAAACCTACTTCTTTTTTGTTTTTAGTGTTTGGTACATCTACAGTCACTCTTTTATTGACTTCATGTAAAAATCCAAACCCTGCTACTAGTTGATATGTTTCACCATTTACTTCAATTTCCATGTTTTTACTCATTTAAAGTCCTCACTTTCTAAATACAAATATAAAAGGGGCAATCTCTGCCCCTCATGCGTTTATTACGCTTCCTTAGTTACATCCTTATAAACGTAAGATGCTACTTCCTGTTGCTCTTTTGTGACTGTTGCATATCCATCTGCACCATTTCCATTTGCTCCGAATGTTAAATCAACTTCAACAACTCCTTCTGCTTCTGATGAAATTGAGCATTCAGTCAAATATCCTTGGTAGTATTTAGATTTAAACTTGCCGACATTTGTTTCAGTTCCTTCTTCTGCTAGGTTTACTTCCCAACATTCAACTAACTTATCTGCCAACATAGCTTTCTCTAATTTGTCGATAATCGCATCACCTTTTGCCAAAACAGATGTTGATGTAATTTCAATTTCTGCCACTGATGGTGTACGAATAGTTCCGTCTTTTGTAGCAGTTGTATCTGCATCTTTTGTTACGTTTCGTTCGTTTTCTGTTGGGAATGCAATTGCACTAGCATCTTCTTTTTTTGAATCTTCTGCAACTCTGAAAAGATAGATCAACTGTTTACCTGCAACTGATTCTTTCATTGCTTCTGCGAACATTTGTAAATCAAATTTCATTATTTTATTCCTCCTGTAATTCTAAAATCCAACTCTAGAACACCATGCATCAATGGTGCTCCTGTACTTGAATCCGATAATATCCGTTGGTTGATATTTTGGATCATAAAAGCAAAGTTGTTTGTGTGGTTGATTTGTCTAGCCACTTTCTTAATGGTTTGCATAATTTCAGACAATTCTCCACGCTTCCTAGGATTGTTGTGCCAAACATCCACAACCTGCGTGATAGTGCCTAGAATCATTGTTTTATTTCCGTAATCGTCCACTAGTTGACTTGAACCAATGTATACATATGGATATGGTGTCCCTTCACTTGGAAGAAACGTGTCATATACATTAACGCCTTTACTTTTTAACGCTTTTTCTAATTGCACTTTTAGTGCAATGAATAACTCTTGTTGTGAATCCATTGCATCACCTACTTAACTAGTTTTTTCATGTCTGACTTGAATATTGGTACTTGTTGTTTAAACGCAGGCCTAACAAAAGGTTGTGCATCCATAAAACGTGTTCCAAATTCAACATAAGGTGCATAATGTGTAGATGGTCCTTCTGCATATGTGAATCCGCCATCACGTGTTTCACCTCTGATACTTCTTTTCGTAGTGCCTGTTGAATACCCTTTTGTAAATACTGCATTTTTAACAGTTTTATTTTGCATATCCATTCCATTCTTCAAAACAACTGTTTTCACATCTTCCAAAGAACAATTCTTTTTGAGCTTCTTCTGCAGTTTATCTAATCCTCTTATTTCAACTTTTGCCATTTATTGCACCTCAGACAGAATAAAAAACTCCTTTGTTCGGAGTCTTCGTGAGTAATCAACTTTGTATTTCTTTGCACCGATTCGAATATAATCAAAAGGCTTTTGATAGATATTCTGTATATGACAAGTAAGGCTACCTTGTCTGATTTGCCCGTATACCTGCATCATAGTTTCAGTTCTTGTATCCATTACGGAAGCCATTACCATTTCTTCTACAGGCGAATCATCTTCATAGTTGCCTGTATTCTCGTTATAAGAGCCTTGCACAAATCTTTGAAAGTAAATAGGTTTATCGTACCTCATAAGAATCGTACCTTCCCTTTATTTTGATTGGCTTGCTCATCTCTCCAAGATTGAATCTCAGAAGAGAAAGAAGAGAAGTCATCATCATTAAATGACATTGACTCCCCTTCAACTGAATGCGTTTGAACACCTTCAGAACCAATCCTATTAAAGCGTTTGATAGACACTTCTGTAATGATATATTCGAGTTCATCCGGTATGATTTTTACGCTTAGAAGCGCTTTAAGTCGACCTTCCGTAAGTCTTACAATGGTCTCTAGCTTTTCATCATCAGTTTGCAAACCAAGAAGCAGTTTTACATCATTTAATACGGTTGTTGTCGACATCTTCAATCACCTATGCCTTTAAATCAACAACTACATCGCCTTTTGATACTGCTTTGTAGTTTCGGTCACATTCAACTACTGTACAATGATTAGATTCTGCTGCTTTAATATCTGCTCCTTCTTCGAAGTTCTTCCAAGATTTTACATCTGTACCATATTCCACTGCTTCTTCAGAAGCTCCTACCTTGAATTTGAATTTGTTATTCATAGATTGCAACTGTTCGTCAACTGCTACTTTTGTAGTTCCTGTTTCTTCGCCTTTAGAAGCCGTTAATGTTAAATTACGCAATGTCTGAGTATCAGAACCACCTACTGCAAAGTGTGCAATTGCATCTTGGTATTCACACATTAAACGTAATCCCATGATAGCGAACATATCAGAAATAGCACGATCATAGTTCCCTTCTACATGGAATCCTAAGAAGCCAGTAGTACTGTCAGTAGTATATGAAAGTCCTGCTTTAACAAATTCAGAATCGCTTGGATCTACATAATATGCAATGATGTTGTTCATTGGAGTAGCCACTACTGTTTTTTCTGCAACTCGGTCTGTTAAGAATACAATATCTGCTCCTAAGAAGTTCTTAATGTATGTTAAACCGAATGCAGTCTGCATAGATACATTAGCTTCTCCTAAATAGCGATAGGCATCCAAAGTATTTACAAATACAACAATACCTGTAGTATTTCGTTTCATTTGTTGGAATTTGTGTTTAACATTACCGATTGCCATTGCGATTGCCATTTGCCAAGTAGCTTCATGTCCTACTAAGCTACCTGAATTCAACTGTTTATATAAGCAATCAGTGATGTTATCTTGCAAATCAATACGGAACTGTTCGTCAGTATCAGATACTGCAGCTTCATATCCTTTCTCTGCAATTGCTTCAATAGGAACGGCTTTACGGAATTTCTCGATTTGAATTGTATCAAAAACTTCTTCTGTAACTTTATATTCGCTTAATGGAATTGATTCGCCTTCTGCTACATGTCCGTCCTGTAATGTTCCTGTTACTTTCTTTGTTTTTAAAACAGAACCGTTTGCTTTACGGATTGGACGAATGATTCCTAATACATCCAATAAAGCCTGGATATTCTTTCCAAAACTAGTAACAAAATCAATTTCGTGTGCTCTAACTTGGATGTTGCCTGTTCCTGTTAATCCTTCAGGTGCTGCAAACATTTGCAAGTTCATACCTTTATAAATTTTTTTCATATGTTAGTTCTCCTTTTTCTATTTACTGGAATAAATCCATATTTTCCGCAATCATACGTTGTCTTTCCATTGGATCAGTGATATTCAAGATTGATTCACGAGTTACCCCTTTGTTTGAACCACCACGTTTGGGACCGTTGCCTTTCAGTTTTTCTTTAACTGCTTTTTCTACTTCAGATTCAAACATCTTAACAAATGCATCAACCGCTTTCTTTGTTTTATCTGCATCTTTATTAACTAGAACAGATAAAAGTTCATCTCCAACGTTAATATCATGCTCTGCGCACATTTTACGTGCTTCATTTGTCATTTCTGCGATTGCGTTTTTTGCTTTCAATTCATCTAGCTCTTTTTGCACCTTATCACGTTCTGCTTCTGCTCGTTCTTGTGCATTCATTTCTGCTAAGCGCTTAGCTTCTTCTTTTTCTTTTTCTTGATCTGCTTTCCAACGTGCAAATCTTTTGTCAAGAATCGCATTCAAATCTTCATCTGAATACTTCTTTTCAGATGCTTTGTTTTCTTCTTGGTTGTCTTGTCCTTCAGTTGATTGAGTATTTGTTGATTGAGTATTTTTTGTTTCTGTACCCTCAGTTTCACCTGAAGTTTCATCTGCAAAAAGTTGTAAGCAAAAAGGTAGTCTGTCATTGAATTTTTTCATATATATTTCCTCCTATTTTTCTGACTTTGCTTGTCATATCCCATATCTTTTTAAGGCTTAAATGCTTGGCCTATAACCCATACAGTTTAACGACGTGAATGCTTGGTCTTGTTTGGTAGTGTGGATATGTAGGCTTTATAAGTCTTGGCTTTTCCACAAAAAATGCACCGTTGATTACGTACTTCAACGATGCATTCTAGCCATTGATCAAAATAAACCTTTTCGACACGCTCCAAATATTTGTGATTACACATCTCTCAGTTCCACACATTCAGGATATGCTTCTTCTGTACCTTTGCATCCAATTCTGAAGAAATTTATTGCTAGCTCTCCAGCAAGATCTAATCCTGAGATATACAACGTTTTGTAATTCTCATCAGGATTATCGTATCTGCAAAATGCATCGGATGTCATGTCAATTGAATTGGCCAATGTTGCAAACAGTACTGAGATAGCGCTGCAGACGATATCTTTTCCTATCGGAGCGTAATGCGCATGGCCATGTACTTCAATCAGGCAATCACTTTCTGTCTGTTTAATCTTAATTTTTATCACATAATATCACTCCCTTGCATAATAAAAGGCCACTCGTTTTGAGTGACCTAACTATTTAGAATCCTGGAATAATGTCTTTGACATCCTTTAGAGTATTCTTAACTTTTTGAAGCATAGAATTTTCAAATAAATATTCAATTCCCTTCGGAGTGATAATCATATTTGTTAAATCACCCCAAATGATGCCGTCTTTTGTGTTTTCAGGGTTAATTCCAACAATATAACCATCCCTTAACAATCCAATAATTATATATTGCCAATAATTTTCTGGTATAGAATATTCATCATTTGTTAAACGTCTTCTATCTGGCTTTTCACCTTTTTTCAAGCAATCATATAAGTACTTAAGTACCTGATATACAATTACAAAATAATCATCTCTTGCCACAACTTCCTCCTAAAACATAGCTACTTATCTACGAAACCTTTTTTCGGTTTTTTCAACTCTTCTAAATATTTTGCAAAATCATCTTTGATTTCTTGTGGTGTATCCGGTTTTAACACAGTTACTTTCATATCTGACTTATCCCAATCTATATAGGGATACCAACTTGGCATCAAATGCATGATCATATTCACCCCTTCAATTTAATATCTACTAATCGTTTAATTTCTTTTGATAATTCATAAGCTTGAGTACCATTTATAAAGCAATCACTAAAAGCTTCAGCTAAAGCTTCTGAGTTGTTTTTAGAAGCGTATCCTGAAATGTTATTAAGTGATTCCTTTAATCTATTCCCTTTAATTATACCGTTTGCTCTAAGATTATTAAAGGCTTCTAAGACTATTTTTCCTGATTCATTACATTCTTCCCATGCATTTTCTTTTTGTAAAGTATTTTTATAGTTTACATTTCTATTCAAAAGCACAAATTCTAAAACGTGTGCAGCTTCATGCACCATATCACTTTCAATTGTTGTGCCTTTTATCCAATAACCTTTTCTTACCTGCTCTTTTATAAGTTTGCTATAGGCATTGGGATCTTTAAAAAACTTAGGATTTAAGCTAATGCCGTTTTCACTTGGTCTAAACACCATTGCTCCGTTATCTGAAGTTGATATACGCTTTACATATTTATTGATTTCCGGATATTGATTTATCATTTTTCTTAATCCTCTAAGCGCTTCTGAAACGCTCGAGTAATTAAGCTCTTTTACAGACTCGTCTATCTCAATGTTAAAATCTTTCTTCCATTTTGTGGATAGATCAGCATAACGCTTATCATTGGATGTTTTTTCAATTTTTTCTTTAACCTTTGACATTAAAAAGCTTTTGCTTTTATCTGATTGTCTTTCTTTCCACTCATCAAACCTTAAACTATGTTCTCCATTTGCTAATCCATCTAGCCATTTTTCATACTCCTTACGATCTGAATGTGGTGCCGTTGCGCAGTGGCAATTCGGATGCATAGGTGGAGCATTTTCTCCTATTTCCATGTCTTTAAGCTTGAATGTTTTACCATCCATTTCTTTACATAATGGGCACACATCTTTTAAGCTGCAGGCTATATATTCATACTCATCTATTCCGTTCGCTTCATAAGATTCAATCTGCGCTTGTGTTTGAGCTCGTGCAATTTCTGTTCGTAACAATCTTTCTGCATTGCATCTTGATACATCGAACTTTTTACGAATGAGCGGAATAAATTCTCTAGGATTCTTGCCTTGAATCAATGCATTGGATAGAACACTGGATAAACTGTTTTTTAGCTGGTCTTGATTGACCCAAATTCTTTCTGAAAAGGTTGCGTTCTTAAAAGATGAATCTGCTACTGTTTTGGCCATCTTCGCATTATCAATCACTGTATCACCTAAGATAGAAGCATTGCGTTTGATTTCATCCAAATATGCGCCTTCTAGCTTTTGACCAGTATACGATTTCAATTCGTCATGTCCTGCCACTAACTCAAGACCTATATTTGCTTTTAAAAGCTCCAATCGGTTGACTTTCATTGCTAAGTTATAAAGTCTCATCTGTTCATTGGCTTCATCTGAAAAGTTCTTTTCCTTTACATACTTCTTAGCTTTTCTTTTATATGCTTCAATATCTATGTTTGAAACTCTTTTTTTAGCTTCTGCCATAGTAATGCTTTCTTTATTTGCATAGCGACTAAAAAAGGATTCGATTTCCTTTTCAACCGAATCCATCATGTTTGCATATATTTCTTGTATCTCATCCGCATATTTCTGCTCATCTTTTAAACGTTTCTTTTTCCATTCAAGCTCACGATCTCGCCAATATGTTTTACTGCTCATTGTATTGCGAATCCTCGTTATTTTGGAAGATTCGGTTTTCAGTTTCTACCATATCATTCTCATCTTCCTTTTTGATACGCTCCAATTCGGCATTTGTATCCTCAACTGCCGAGATAAATGACAATTGAGTTTCATGCGAAACGATTCCTGATAATTGTGCAGCAGTCTGTGCTTCTTCTAATAAGTTTGCAGGATAATTTTGTGTAAACTTGTATTCAACCTCAAGCCAGTCATTCTCAGAACGATGTGTGATCGCATTACTAAATAAGACTCGATATCTACGATTCATTCCAGACGTGAACTTTCGCTCTTTCGCTTTTGCCAGGTTTGACATAGAAAGAAGTTTATATCTCAATGCAATTCCTGATGACGTTCCAAAGTTCTCATCATTGATATTGGCCACCATTGAGTTTTGGAAGATTAAGCGTTCTAATCTGTTGATTAGATTTTCCTGTGTTGCATCTGCATTTGGCTTTGACATGAAATCAACTACGATTCCATCACCACTTCCATCCATTGACTCAAAGTTAATTGTTCGATTATCACGGATGTGTACCAAATCTGACTCTTCTAATTTAGGACCTAAGATTTTTAAATAGGCATCTGCGAAATAATCAACATCATTTGCTTTTTCTGACATTGCTTTGTTATAGGCATTAATCAAACTGTATGTTGATTCAAAAATAGACATACGTTCTTCATTTTCAATGAACTCCGTAGCCGGAATATCATTGAATCCATGCTCTACACCATCAAATACATGAAGACCGCCTTTATCGTTGAACTCATACTTATATGTTTTGTCATAGATATATCCACGCATTACTTCATCAACAATATGATATGTTACAAAATATCTAGGTTTCTGAACTGTTGATTCATCATAAATCATGAAGCCTTCTCTTGGATCTAAATAGGTAATCCCTAGATTTCCGTAATCATCATTGAAATATAATTCATATCCTTTTCCAAAAACACTACAAATCTTAGATAGTTCTGCATTGTTGTCGTCCTGATCATTGTATTTATCTAGCAAGTTGATATAATCATCAATTTCTTTTTTCTTAGATGACACTTTGATTGGAACACCAATAAAAAAACCGTTGAATGTATCAACAATGTATTTCGCAAAGTTGACCACAACACGGTTATCGGGCTTATAGGTTTCTTTGTTGGCTTGATGCAAGATTGGATAATCTCCAATATAGGCATCATATAGCTTTTTATATCTGTCTGTGATTAATGATTTATGCTTTGTTATCAATCCATTCAACACTTCGATGTTAAGGATGTCTTTGTCATCAGATAATTTAAATATCGTATCCGGTTTAATAATGTATGCGTTCATTAAATACCTCCTTTAAATGTCCTTACTTTGACTCGGCCAAATGCATATTTTTCAACTGCATAACGCATCGAGTCCATTAAGTGGTTGAAATCATCAATTGGGCGGTTAATTTTGTTACCCAATCTATCTTCATCCCATGTGTAGTTTCCTATTTCAGTTATGAAATTAACACATCTAGGATGAATGATAATTTCGAAATCTTGAATATACTGAATTCCATGTGTGATGGAATCCTTTCCCTTTTGTGACTTTTCAACACGAAGGCCATACCCCCTAAGCTCATCAATCGACTTAGGCTCAGCGCAGTCTGCCGTGAAAGACTTCTTTTGATAATGTGAGCTTTCAATCTCTTCATAAAGCCTTTTATTAGAAAGGCCTTTTTTATAAATTTCATCCCAAACATAGAGTTTCTTATGTTCTGTATCAATGAAACCTATAAAAACTGCAGCAGGATCATTTGTATAACCGAAGTCAATACCATTTACAGATTCACAGTCAATAACCTGATCTAGTGTAAATTCTTCTTCTTTCCAATTCTCATAAACCAATCCTTCAACAATACCCCAGTTACCAAGACCTGCCACCTGATATCGTCTAGGATTATTCTTCTTCATATTTTCAAACAACCTTAAATCGGCATCATCCAGCCATTCATTACACTTATAATTGGTTGTGATAGCCAATATATCAGGGTCATTCTCTACATCAAAGAAACGTTTTTTAAGCCAATGGTGTTCATTCCAAGGGTTGAATGTAATCATCCACTGTTTCCAAAGATGAGGTGGCAACTCACCACGAATTGACTCATCTAATGTATCAAAGTCTTTTTCACTTGTTATCTCATAGGCTTCTTCAAGCCATGCCCAACACAAATATCCATAATCTACAGTAATAGATGTTACTTTTAATGGATCATCAAGACCTCTAAACAGAATCTTCTGCCCAGTTGGAAGATAAGTTGCTTCCAAAGGTGAATACTTGAATTCCCATAAGTTCTCAACTCCCAACCTTTTTGTTGCCCATTTTAAATCCGTAAAACACGAATCTTTTAGCGTTCGATATGTCTTACGAACAACAAGAGTATTCGACTGATCGTATTTCATCATGTTGTATATGATGCGCAATGCGGTTGTTTTCGATTTTTTAGAAGCACGCGAGCCTTTGCATGCAGCATAACGTCCTCTAAAGTTCCAATAAGACTTATATCCTCTTCCAACTATTTCAGGTAACCTGATAGTCTTAGTCTTCAAGTTCATCTTCTCCTTCGAACTTAGGAACTACGATTTCTGCTTGAACCTTATCAGTGAATAGTGCATATCTTTTTCCAAGTAATTCCGCAGCTTTATTTGCATCAGAAAGCTTTGCAGGAATCTCAATGATTTGAGGAACTTCTTCTTTGACCGTTTTCTTTCTTGGCTTTCCATCTCCTGCATCAACATACTCTGAATGTTCTTTTGTCACTGTAACGACAACAGATTCTTTCATTTCTCTTCGCATTACTTTTGTGAGGTATTCCATGACTTCTTGAACATCTGCCACATTGTTACTGTGCGCTTTTTCAAGACACTCATCCACATATTCTCTGATATGCGGTAAAGCTAATAACCTGGATGCATGCTTTGATGCATTATCTCGGCTCTTGCAATTCTTATAAACTTCCAAATAAGCATCCACTGCGTTCATTGTTATCAGATAGTTCTCACAAAAAAGCTTTTGCTTTTCAGTCAGTTTAGCCATAAAACGCCTCCTTTCTTGCATAAAAAAAGCCAAGACCTCTGTCTTGACATAATTTCTTATAATATTAGTTTACCACTTATTCAAGTACACAGTGTGCACCAATATAATAAAAGCCCATTTACCGGCTATATATATGGACTTATTCTTTATATATAATATTATTCTAATTAGATTGTATAGTTAATCTTGTTTGATTTCGGATCAACATAAAATCTAAAAGCTTTCTTACCGTAATCTTTTGCGTAATACGTTACGCCATCACGTGTAAAGTGAGTACAAAAAATAACTTTTTGTTGCTTCATATTACATTCCTCCTTTCACAATCTTGAAAGGAGCGTCGCAAAATGATACAATTCAATTGATCTATTGAAGAGTTTAGCCGCATTTTGTGTGCTCATCTCAAGATTTTAGAATCAAGTTGCAGCTTGATTCTTTTTTTATATTCAATGTTCAAAAAAAGCTGAACATTCAATATAGTCTATTTTTTAAAATTTTCAACTTGTATCTTTGCACATTGCCAAGATACTTTACAATTTTTCACGATATCATTTGCACTCATATTTTTTACTAAATCCATAGGAACTAAAAGCTCAGCTGCAAATGTATTTGCTTGCCATTCCGGGTTTATATAGAACGGAATTTCTTCGTTTGCTCTTGCAAAACGAATGTGATTCGCCGTATGGAAAAGGTAATGAAACAATTCATGCGCTAACGTGAATCTAGATCTCCCGTCTCCATTAATTGCTTTTTCGTAAACGTCTGACCGCACTACCATCTCATGAGTATCAGGATATGTTATAGCGTAATGTCCAGGTGTGATTTCATCTGGCTCAACAATACTCAGAGAAAATTCTTCATCAATTGTTGGCAACACAACATCAAGAAACTTAACTATCGGAAAACAATATCCCTTAATATTGAAAATTTTTCTAAGTCTTTTAGCAATTAATCGAATCTCATTTCTTGACAAACCATCCGCCTGGCACATTGTACTCATAAGCAACTAATCCTCCTTTAATACTTTTTCAATAGCTTTGATTTGATTCTCTGTTAATGAATCAAACTTTCGAGCAAAAGCATTGGCTAAGCCCGCTAAATCAGCATCTTTCCCAATCAGATTTATATTCACGTTCTGTTTAGATAAATCCGCTGCTTTTTCCAGATTTTCTATCTCATTCTGTGAAAGACTGTATAAAGAAGTTAATGAACTAATAAAAGATTTTGGAATTGCTTTTTTTCCATGCTCAATCGCAGATAAATACGATGATTTCACACCTAAACTATCCGCCATTGTTTTTAATAGTTCTCCTCGATCTAAACGAATTTTTCTGACTTCCTTCCCAAACGCTGTAAGCATAAAGCAGTCCTCCTATCATTTCTCTAATGTCCATAGATATTATCTCATAAAAAATTAATATGTCAACTTTTTAAAGTTATTATTTTAACTTTGTATGGGTTAACTTTTTTACACTAAACTGTGTATCTCATTTCTTATATGTTTCCATAACCCTTTTCTAGAATATCCATATTTATCGGCTACATCATATGTATTCATATTCCAGAAGTATAGATCAAACAAAATATTCTGATCACGCAAAGATAGAAGTTCTATCGCTTTACATTCATTCAAGCGTCTACGATAATAGTTGATTTCTGCCACCTTTTGAGATTCTTCCTCCATCATCCCCAAAGGACTTGTATAAGAATCATGAAAGGTCGGCATTGGAGCACTGGATTTCTCCTGCTCCTTTGTCAACCTAATTGGATTATGACTTAGTCCTAACATCTTATGATTCAGAACTTCAAGTTCTTCGTTCAATTCGATGATTCGATGGCAGCAATAGTTTGCCGACTTCAAATCATTCAACATTTGATTTACTTTTAATTTGTTCAATTTAACCACCTACTTCTTCTTTGTGACAACTGACCCTCTGTGCCAGGACTCTTCCCCACTACGATATCTGCGTTCATTTGCTCTTTCCTGATGTAGTTTGTATTCTTTCAACCCTAGATTCTCACGCTCTAGTTTAGCAATGTAATCAATGACGTGATCCAATTTATTGTCCAGGTCAAACCATACTCTTTCATGATTGCCGAATTCAGCTCATCTTGTTTCTTTAGCATTGTCTCAATCATGCGTAGTTCTGAGTCTTTCATTACTTTTCCTCCTTGTTGTCTTTTGAGAAAATCCATTCAAGTGTTTTGAATGTTTCCTCGTTTTGTTTTTTCTGCTTTAAAACTTCGCCATTCTTCATCAGAAAGGCAAATCATCCGATGCAATCTCAAGAGCATCAACTTCGGCTTGTTGAGTCAAACTCTGCGCATACTGCACATTCGATTGATTGTGATTCCTTGTCTGAGCTCCATACGATTGATTCTGAGCGTAATTTTGAGCGCCATAGGTATTTGTAACTCCTAGAGTGTTTTGCTCGTTAAAATCATTTCTAGGTGTCAAAAACTGTACATTCTCTGCAACAACTTCTGTGACATAGACTTTCTGCCCTTGCTGGTTGTCGTATGAGCGTGTATTGATTCGGCCTTCAATGCCTAGCTGATTGCCTTTCTTCTGGTACAGCTGGATGTTGTCGGCCAGTTTGTTCCATGCAACGCAGTTGATGAAGTCTGCCTCTTGTGTTCCGTTTTGATTCTGTCTTCGATTGACTGCCAAGGTAAACGAACAGACACTTGTTCCGTTTTGTGTCTTTCTGAGTTCTGGATCACGTGTCAATCGGCCAATCAGAACCACTCTGTTGATATCCTGCATAGGCTCACGCTTTCAATCCGCAATCATTCGCGATTGACTGCATGGATTTGGCCATCAACTCACGCATCTTTTTCGTGTCTGCAGTAACCAAGTCGACCAGGTCGTTGAATTCCGCCATGTTGATCATGCTCTTGAAAGCTTGATACTTCTCAACAAGTGTCGGCTCGACATCCGGTTCTTCTTCCTGGATGGATTCAACCGCCTGAGTTTCTTCTGGTTTCTGCTTAGGTTCTGCATTGACTACGACCTCCGTTTTTTCTTCGACTTGCTTTTTGACAGCGGGTCTTCCACGTCGCTTTGCCACTTTCTCGATGATATCCGCTTCACGAATGTTCATTCCGTTGATTCGGTATGGTGCTACGTTGTCTGAATCGTCAACGTATGCGATAAGTCCTTCTCTGTCCACTCCTGCACAGTGATAAACGACTTTATCACCAGGGGCGTATTTGAGTTCTTGTTTTTCGGTTTGTTTTTTAGTTTTCATTTTCACAGTTCTCCATTTTTGATTTTTTCCTGCAGCTGCGCTAATTCGCTTTGCAACTGCTCTTCTGACATCTGGACTGGTTTGGCGTAGAATTTCTCATCCAGTTGGATCGCTTTGATTCCTGGGTTGTCTTCTTCACGTTCCGCTTTGCTCCACTTCTTCAAAAGTCCTTTCCAGTCCCTGATAGGATCATTGCCTGTCTTCCATCCGGTGGATTCGTAGTGTTTCCAAAACTTTTTGGCATCTACGTTCAAGTTGTGTTCCTGGATGTAGTCCACGATTTCTGAAATGGACGGTTTAACAAAACAGTCAGTCCAGTCAGTCTGCACATTTTCGTTTTTTGCACTTTTTGACGCAGCCACACTATCTAACTTCTGACTACTGACTGACTTATTTCTAGACTCTAGACTCTTATCTCTAGACTCTAATCTCTTATCGGACAATGTCCTTTTTTTGTCCGGGACAATGTCCTCCACTTTGTCCTTCGATTTTTTCTCTGTTTTTGAGCTCGTTTTTCGAGTGTTTTTTGAGCCTTTTTTAGGACTCTTTTCAGACGGATTTTTCTGTTTATTTTCACGATACAATCGCTTTTTTTGTGCCCATCCGGTTTCTGACCCAATCATCGATTCATAGTTTGCAATCTTCATCACATTGTTCTCAGACACTACAATCAGTCTTAAATTCTGGAATAATTCAAGGGCCACTCTGACTGTGTCTGCGGAAAAAAACTTTGTGTCTCGTGCAATTTTATCGACAGTGTATGGAACTAATATATTGCCAATTTTTGTAGCTAAAACACCATTTGTGTTTGATGTCATGGTGCACAATTTTATGTATAGAGTTACGTATTTACATCCGTCTTCCTGGGATAAAAGAAAATCGATTGCGTCACTTTCGAAAAAATCAGTCTTCAACTTGATCCAATAATAAACTTTGCTATTATCCTTGATTTCCGACATATGCAATCCTTTCTATTCTTCTTTTGGTTCTATTTCATTTATAACTACCATTACGCATGGTTTCTGTGCATATCTCTTGAAGACATGCAGGTCTGATACTTGCTTATCATCTTCGAAAGCCACTTTATTTAAAGAGTCCAGTACAACTTTTGCAATGTTGTCAGAATCTGGCTTCTTTTGTGGTTGGGTTTCATTTGCGAGCATCTTATTTAGTTTCACTTTTGATACATTCTTAGGTGGTGAGAAATACGCGAAAATCTTCACTTCCAGGGACCCTTCCAGCATGCTTGGAGTGCCACACTGTTCCATGAAGCTTAATCGTACTAGATTCTCATATTCAACTGTTTTAGGTGGTGTATGTACACTTACATACTTACCACGATTAGAGAATCGAGGTCTTCCTTTGGACCCCGGTTCTCCTGGTACTACAAACTGATAACGCATTATTCTTTGATTTCTCCGGTCACTGGATTTTCACCAGGTTGTTCCTGATATTCTGCATCAAAGAATTCATTTGGAACATCTGCCATATCTTCTTCAATCGTTGTCTTGATTGATTCATCTGTATTCATTTGCTTAACGAATTCAGTTTTCAAAGGAGCATATTTTAACAATTTCTTTAAAACTGTTTTCTTGGCCATTTCATCAAAGTTTGTTTTCCATGGACCACTGCTATATGACTTAGAATATTTTTTCGCATGATCAAGAACATCTTCATACGACATGACCTGGAATCCTTGTCCACCATTCACTAATTTGAACGTTGCATAATAATAGATCGGCTTACCTCGATTTGTTCTTGCAGGTTTATGTTTAAGCACTGGATCCATTCCAAGTTCATACTCAAACTCATCATTTTCATAAACGACTTGAGCATCAATCATTTTGACTTCGCCTGAACGATATGCCAGGTCAATCAATCCCTTATAACCAATCTGGAACTGACAAGCTCCACCATATGGAATCAAATAGGCTTGTCCTAACGGAGTGTTTGGCTCCAATCCTAATTGTGCTGCATTCATCATTGCAGCCAAGAATGACTGTGGAGTACATGATGCTAGCTTGGCATTATTAGATACTGCTGATAATGCGATTCGCGTGAATCGTTCTGGAGTCATTACACTAGGCAATGCCTTCGCGATTTCTCCTGACATCACAGAAATGTAATCTTTAATTGTTTGTGGCTGTTTTTTTGCCACTTTATTCGACTGCGTCTTTGCAATTATTCCTTGTTGATTTGTTGTTGTCATAAATATTTATCCTCCTACTGTTCTTTGACTAAAAATCTTCTCATTTTTCTTTGAGTTAAGTATTGATCATAAAGTTCAGGCTCATCTTTTCTGAATTCTTTAGTATCGAATGTATTTGATACCGATGTTTTCCATGTAACTTTGAATTTGTCAGATGTTCCAATACCAGAATCACCTAAGTAGTTCTTAACTTCATTCTCATGTTTCTTTTGAATTTCCTGGAGCTCCTTGATTTTATCTTTGACAAGCTTCAAAGCATCCAGTTCCGTCTGCAATGGAGTTAGATCCACAATGTTGTCTTCATCGTTTTCAACCGGATGAAGTTCACTGATTGCTTGTGCAGTGGAATCCGAACCATCGATTGGCGGTTCAATATCCTTCTCAACACAGTTCCAGAACTCTTTCTCCTGCTCGATCAGTGCATTGACTTCATCATCGCTTCTAAGAACCTCGTAGCAATACAAGTCAACTCCAGGAATATAAATAGCTATATACCACTTAGAAAGACCAGTAACCGCCATATAATGCATGCACTGTGCATAATACTGAGGTGGAATGTTTCCTTTCTGATACATATCTTTGTTGTATTCAGACGTGGTCTTGATTTCTAGACCTGCGTCTTCTCCAACAACCAATCTGTCAACGTTGGCCAACATGAATGGATGATCTACAGATTGAAATGAAAATCCACTCTTTCGACATTTCTTGCCAGTTTCTTCTTCCCAACGTCTGGCCACATAAGCTTCCGCATCTCGACCAAATCGCATACGCTCATTGTCAATGTTCTTATGGATTCGGCCAGTCTTTTCACACCATAGTGCATAAGCCGATTTGTATTTGTTCATGCCTAGAACAGAACCGGCATCCGATCCACCGATTCCTTTTAGACGATTATCCAGCCACTCTTCATGAGTAGCTGGTAGCTTATGCTTTGTCACTTTATTCATCTTCATTTGATTCATCCTCTTTTTCTTCTTCTGGTTCACCTGGATCATCGATGTAACGATTGTCGTTCCATTCTCTCCAGTCATCGATATCCTTAAAGAATGGCATTGCTATTCCTCCTTGAATGGTGGATGCTCCGCTAGAAATCTGTCCGTTTCGCCATCGTAGCATTCTGCACATACCGCATATCCAAATCCATATGCAGTATGTACTTCTCTCGATGTGTACATCTCACCGAATCTGAATATTCTTCCACATTGTGCACATGGCACCATCTTTTCCATATCATCTTCATACGTTCTACATTCATCAGGAAGAAGAACATCTTCATACTTATGCAGCTTCGTGTTGTATCTGCCTGCTCTAATGGACATAGCACTTACCTCTTTTATTTGCGTTGTTGATATCGCAATAACTTCTGATTTTCTGTTGCAACCTATCTTGGAACGCATCTACTGCACTTTCGAAGCAATCGATCGTCTGGTCTGAACTTAGATCGAATAGAGATCCAACTGCACATATACTAGGATTTGCATGTGCTTCAATATCCAGCATAGGCGATATAGCAACTTCGTATGCACTGCCTAAAGATTTCAAATATTCTTTAAATTCAGATTCGATTTTCGCAAGATCATCAGGATTGCTAGATTTTGCGATATCTTTCTTTAATTTGTCGAATCTTTCCCTGATTTCATTGATTTGAGCATTTCTTTCAAGTATTTCCTCTAAGCTCGCTTTTATAGGCTCGCGGTATCCTTTTTTTTCCCATACTGATGTCTCCCCCTAATGAATCTGATGATCGACTTTGTTCATATTGATTTGTCTTTCAAGCTCTTTGGAAAAAGCCTGCGTACACGCTTTGAAGCATTCAGTGATTAGATCAGGCTTCATATTTGTGGTAATTCCAAAGATTAAAGCTCCGGCTTTGGATTCACCAGTTACAACCGGACTATCAAACCCAGGAATCACTCTCAATTCAAATGCTGCTCCGCAATTCTTAATGAGATTCTGGAATTCTTCTATAATCGCATCGCCTTCTTCTTCCGATACATCACCTTGTAGCTTTTCATAAAGCTCATTAAGCTTGTCATTCATTCTTTCATATTTTTTCGATTCTTCATCGAATTCATTTCCGTTCTTTTTTAATACGAACTGTTTCATTTTTGATTTTCTCCTTATTCATTCATTCTCAAACCCTGCAACCTAGGTACTGCAGTCTGCTAATTATTTATGCCCAAATTCAAACGTGTTTTTTGCTAATTTTAGGAAAGTTTTATCGATTACGATTATGGATTTTTCTGACGTGCTTGCATTTATGACAATTTTTTAAGAAGGTATTGAGATATCGATCTATTATGAAAAGAATGATCCTTTTTCTAGCAGACTACGTCACTTACGGCAATACCCAGGTTGCAAGATTTGAGTTATTTGTTTATAATTTAGTTGTTCATTTTTGATTGGCCACTTTCACATGAGTGGTCTTTTTTTATGCTTGGACCATACGCAAATCCGGAATATTCATACAACAGTTTTGGACTGATGTAATAAACCGTTTTGGTTGAGTCTGGCATTTTGAAGCATGATCCAATAGGAAGCACGCCTTTCTGCATGCCAATTCGGATAAACGCTTCTGTCACATGCAATGCAGCTGCTGCCGCATCGATTGGCACCTTCGTTCCATTAAATTCCATAAAGAATTTTCCTTTCTTTACCAGACTTGTTTGTATAAAAGAATAAAATTCAAGACTGTGATAATAATTGCGAATGCATACATAATGAATAAGTCATCCTTTTCATCCTTGTCGATTCCACCTTTTTCAAAGATTACCTGGACATTGACTTCCGGTTGTTCCTTGACTGGCTGACCAAAATTGAAATCAGGGATTTCCAATTGATTCTCCATCACTTGATCCGCTTTCTTAACTGTTGCTTTGTTCGCTGCTGCGTTTGCTCTTGGCATGTTTATATCCTTCACTTTCTATTTTTTCCATTACTTCATCCAATTTAAATCTGAAATTGAACTCTTCAATATCCTGCATTCCAAGATAATAAAGAAGGTCAATATCTTCATGATTGAATACGTAACAATGTTCTTTATCCATATAACCTTCCGGCCATGGACATCCTGCATAGTCGTAGATATTCTTTGTTTTTGGATTCGCTTGAAGTCTTCCGATAATCATCAACTTCTTTGTTCCTTCTTTAAGAACTACGACACTTCCGATAGGTAATAATTCTTGCATGTTCTACTCCTTTCTACTGCGTTTTACTACGTTTTACTATGTTCTACTACGTTCTGGTGCAGCACTTGAGGTGCCACTTCACTGTATTGATACTCATAGACTTTGGAATTTGACTCTTTGAATATTGGAATTTATCGTTTCAGTTATTGGGGATATCTTTAACGATATTTTGTAAGTGTATACTTAAGTAGTTTTGGAGGCTGTACTCACCTCTTTAATAAAATGCTGTTATTGTTATGCTAGATTATAGTTTTTTCTATGATGTACATTTTTATGATCAAACCACTAAGTCTAATATCTGTTTTTTTGCGAAAAGAGATATTTCTTTTTTGTATCAACAGTATTCTGCTAGAAAATTTAAGGGGTTTTATTTTGAATCAATCTATTCCTGAACAACTGCAAATGATAAGGTCTATAGAGCACTGATCCAGGATTCGATTGGACTTGAACGAACAAACTAGCAGGTTTATGTATAAGAGCTTTTCTTAGGCTCTCGAAGCAACACCTCAAGTACTGACCAGAGAGTTTCTGTATTTATATGCACTTCTTAAGATTCGATGATACTATGTATCTTGGAAGGAGGTGATTTATATGTCAGATAATCAGCTAACGATTAAGATTGAACTGCCTGAGGTTGTCAACGCAACATTTAAGCCTGTTGCCAACTCTATTGGACAAACCCTAGCTCATGCCTGGGAAGGCTTTACCATGGGACTTGAAACCTGGTATGGCAAAAAGAAAATCGATTCAGAAAACAGCCTTAGACTCTATGCAGAAGAAGTGAGTAATCGCTTATCTGCTATTCCTGAAGAAAATCTTCAGGATCCTAAGATGAATATACTTGGCCCTGCTTTAGAAGCTTCCAAATTCTATTTTGAAGAGCCTCAGTATAGAGAAATGTTTTCCAAGTTGATTGCTGCTTCATGCGATACAAGAGCTACCGATAAAGCTCACCCGTTCTTTGTTGAAGCAATAAAGCAATTGACTCCAAATGAAGCTAAAATCTTAGAAACCTTTAAAGGCAAGCATAATCAACCGATAGCCTGTTATCAGCTAAAAAGAGAAAATGGAAGTACCAATATGCTTATGGAACACGTTTTTCTTTTAAAGGGTTCGTCGACCTTTGAAAAGGAACCAGACTATTACGCTTCGTCTTTAGTCAATCTGCAAAGATTAGGCTTTCTTTCTATCAATTATGAGCAATGGATTGCTGATGAGTCCGTGTACGATGTTTTTAAAACAAGTACTTACTACAAATTGAATAAAGTGCCTTTTGAAAGTGATCCAGAAATTCGATCATTAGATGTGCAAAAAGGTCTCATTTCCATCACTCCACTCGGTCTAGATTTTCTAAGCATATGCGTTTAAACACGTGTATGCTTTTTTAGGTCATCCAGTATTCTATTCAGCATATTTTGCCAGTCCTTATCATGTTTGTTCAGATAATGGATTCCGACTGTGTTGCCTATGATCATTGACACAAAGAACGACACGATCAAACTGGTAAAAGCTGAATAGACAAATATAAGTGCATAATTCATTTTCTTTTCTCCTTTGTATGCTCGTAGCATACTTTTTCTGATTTTCTATGTGTTACAATCTCCTTTTGAAAGGAGGTGTATGTAAATGTCAAATCAGCACGTGACTAAACGTTCAGATGGTAACTGGCAAGTACGTGGTGAAGGTAACTCCAGAGCTACTGTTGTCACTAAAACTCAAAGAGAAGCCATCAGCAAAGCAAGAGATATTGCTATCAACCAAAGAGCTGAAGTTGTCATCCATGGTGTGAATGGCAGAATCCGTAATAAGAACAGCTACGGAAACGACCCTTGCCCACCTAGAGACAAGAAGTAGATTACTCTTTCGGAACCAATCTAACGTTTAAATCAGAACTAGTTATTTCAACACCGTCACTGTTGATAATGACTAGTTTTTCTTTTGTTTTTGCATCTTCAACAATCAGCTCTTTCCAATCATTGGATAGAATCTTTGATGATTCATCTTCTGCCATATAATTCCTTTCCTCCCATCCTCAAGTACCGCACCAATGTAAATTGGCTTATCCCCACATCTCCTTACATGCTTTTTTGAATTCAGGAAAAACGTTGGTAAACATACTGATAGGAACCTGTTTGGCACCACAAATAACCTTAGATACATTTGAACTCTTGTATTCCTCAGATTCCTGAACCATATGGATCATCCGATATGCCATTACTTTGTTGATTCCTAGTGACATTACGTCTTTGTATCCTAATAATGTTTTTGCCATGCGTCTTCCTCCTTTCTGTGGTAGTTATTAGTAGTATTCTTTATTCCTAGAAGGTTAAATAAGGCCTTCTTTTTTTAATGCCAAATAAATTGCCCTGCTTCTACAAACTTCAATCACCTGCTTTAAATACTCAATATCATTACAATCATTCAATTTCTCTAGAAATGATTCTCTTTCAACTGGATTAAGCGATTCGCAAAAGTTTTTATTTTCCATAATGTGTTCTCCTTTCTGGGTAGTCGTTGGTAGTACTTAATCAATTCGTAAATTGCATTTATGCAACTTCGTTGCTAAAAAAAATAAGTCCTGCTTTTTTAGACGGAATATCCAATGCTTGTACTACAGCTTGAGCTGTAGCAATCGAACACGCTCTTTGTTCGTTTAATAATCTACTTATAGTAGATTTATCAACGTTGCTCATTCTTGCCAATTCCGATACAGATACATGCTTTTTATCCATTTCTTCTTCTAATAACTTAACGTTCACTTTCATAATACTCCTTCCTTTCTTGTTGCATTCTTGCAACTTCATTAATATTATATACCCTTGTTGCATTATGTCAACGATTTTTGTTGCTTTTTTGCAATTTTCTTTTTATACTTAGATTAGAAATGAGAAGGTTTGTAAACATGAAGACAATACAAGAACGAATTAAATCAAGAAGACAACAATTAAAACTGACATTGGAAGATGTTGCAAATGCGTTAGGAGTTAACAAAACTACTGTGATGAGGTATGAATCGGAAAGTATAAAAAAATTACCTACCGATATTGTTCCACCATTAGCCAAGGTTTTGAAATGTACCCCTCAATATCTTATGGGATGGGAAGAACTAGAAAATGATTCTTACATCCTTACCGATCACGAGCGTGAACACTTAGATATATATAGAGGCCTGGACGACAAAGGCCAGCACACAGTGGATACAGTAGCTCAAATGGAATACGAAAGAGTTAAGAAGGATAATAAGTAATTTAGGTATGTAAATATATCTAGATTTTGATTATAAAATGGAGGAGTTTAGA